GATATGATATTGTTTGATGATGTATGTATTATCCCTGATCGTTTTAAGCACGTAGTTATTGATGGTGCTATGATGTTTATGATGCGCTTCCGTAGTAACGAACAGAGTGCAGCTATGCATCAGAACAACTTTGAAGATGGCATTAAGTCTATGCGTCGAGTGCTTATGGATGATGCCTTATTTATTCGTTCTACTGTTATAGGTAAAGCAAGAACAAGTTCATTTAATGACGGTGCATAATGGCTGATAACTTAGCATCCTTCAAAGTATTCTGCCAAGGCGGTCTAAACACTAGTCGTGATGTGCTGTCACAAGGTGAGACTCAACCTGGTTCAGCTATCTCTTTGATCAACTACGAACCTGCGGTTACTGGTGGCTACCGTAAGATCAACGGCTTTAGTAACGACTACGGCACAGTGCCAGGTACAAGTAAAGTTCTAGGTGTTTGTGTCGCTAATGGTGTCAACGATGGTATCCTAGCTTGTCGTGCACCTTCTAGTGGTTCTAACTACTTGCATTACTGGGATACAGCTACATCAGCTTGGGTTGCAGTAACTACCTCTGGTTCCCCTACAATGTCAGGTGTAACTAAGGTACGCTTTACTAAGTATAACTGGGGTAGTCCTAAAGTACTTCTTACAGACGGTATCAACCCTGCAGCTACGTATGACGGTACAACCTATACGCAGATCACACACGCAGAAGCACCCAGCGCACCTAAGTTCTCACACGTATTCAAGAACCACATGTTCCTAGCAGGTGATCCTAGTGAAGACACGAATCTTTATTTTAGTGCACCTTACGATGAGACTAGCTTTGCTGCTGCTGATGGTGCTGGTGTTATTAACGTAGGTTTTCCTATCGTAGCTATCAAGTCTTTCCGTGATGTGTTGTACATCTTTGGTACTAACAATATTCGTAAGCTTGCTGGTGACAACATCTCTAACTTTGTACTACAAGAAGTTACAGATGACCTTGGATGCCTAGCTTCAGATAGTGTGATTGAGATAGGTGGTGACCTACTATTCTTATCACAAGATGGTCTACGTCCTGTTAGTGGTACAGACAAGATCGGTGACGTTAACCTAGAGACAGTATCAAAAGACATTCAGTCTATCTTTACAGACATTGTGTTTGATATTGACCTTGAAGGATTGAACGCAGTAGTCATACGACAAAAGACACAGTTCCGTTACTTCTTTGCTGCAGCAGACTCTCAAGGTATCATTGGTGGCTTTAGACAAACACCTAACGGATTGCAGTTTGAATATAGCCAGATGCTAGGCATTACAGCTACAGCTTCAGACAGTGGTTACATTGGTCAGTATGAGTTTGTGATTCACGGTGATGATAACGGTAAGGTGCATCGTCAAGAGCAGGGCAATGACTTTGATGGTGAGAATATCTTCAGTGTATTCCAGACACCGTTCTTCCATATGCAAGACCCTGAGCAACGCAAGGTGTTTTATACAGTAGCAACATATCTACGTGCTGAAGGTGACAACGAGATCGTTATGTCTGCATTGTATGACTATGAGGATGTTGACACTCTTAGTCCTACAAACTTTACACTAACAACTGCAGGTGCTGCTGCATACTATAATGAAGCACTATATGATAGCACCGCAATCTTTGATGGTAACCCTGCGCCAGTTAAACGTACCAACATATCAGGTTCAGGTAAGTCAGCATCATTTAAATTCGTAACTAATGATTCCAATGCATCACATAGTATTCAAGGTTTGGTGGTTACATTCGGAGTAGGAGACAGGTTATAAAATGGCAGGTTATAGCAGACAGTCAGTAGCTGACATTATCGCTAATGCGGTTATTAAGGCTGCACCAGTAAACGCAGAGTACAACGCTATTCGTGATGCGTTTGCTTTCTCAGGCGGTCACAAACACGATGGTAGTTCTACTGAAGGTGCTTACGTACCTTTGATTGCTGACACTGACGCACTAAACAAAGTTGTGATTGACACAGCTAATAACAGAATTAGTTTCTATAATGAAGTATCTGCTGCTGCAGTAGAACAGATTCGACTAGAAGATGGTGTACTTAAACCTGTAACTGATGATGATATTGACCTTGGTGCTACAGGTGCTGAGTTTAAAGACTTATACATTGATGGTATTGGCTACATCGACTCTGTAGTTATTACAGGTGGTACTATTGACGGTACGGTTATAGGTGGCACTACTCCTGCTGCAGGTACATTCACTAATGTTACAGCAACTGGTACCTCTACTCTTGCAACTGTAGACATCAACGGTGGTGCAATAGATGGAACTACTATAGGTGCTACATCAGCATCTACTGGTGCATTTACTAACGTAACAGCTTCAGGTACTCTGGCAGTCACTGGTACATCTACACTCACAGGTACAGCAACTATTACCTCTGCTGACATTAACTCTGGTGCTATTGATAACACAGTCATTGGTAACACTACTCCTGTCGCAGGTAGCTTTACTACACTAAGCACTACAGGATTAGCTACACTAGCATCTGCAGATGTAAACGGTGGTAACATTGATGGCACTATTATTGGTGCAAGTACTCCTGCTGCTGCCACAGTAACTAACCTAACAGCTTCTGGTACATCTACACTTACTACTGTAGATATTAATGGAGGTACTATTGATGGTACTACTATTGGTGCTAGTAGTGCTGCTGCTGGTAGCTTTACAACAGTATCGACATCTGGACAAGCTACCTTGGCGACTGTTGATATTAATGGTGGGTCTATTGACGGTGCTACTATTGGTGCAACAAGTGCAGCACCTATCACAGGTACAACGATTACAGGAACTAGTCTTGTAGGTCCAGTCACAGGTAACGTAACTGGTAATGTGACAGGGAATGTTGTAGGCAATGTTACAGGTGATGTAACAGGTAACATTACAGCTTCAAGTGGTTCATCAACATTTAACAACGTGACTATCAACGGTACGTTGAATATGGATGCAGCTACTACTGCTACCATCACTAACCTATCTACTCCTGTAAACACAGGCGATGCAGCTTCAAAGGGGTATGTAGATACTGCTGTAGCTAATCTTGTAGACTCAGCTCCAGGCACACTAGACACACTAAACGAACTAGCTGCTGCGCTGGGTGATGACCCTAACTTCAGTACAACTATTACAAACAGCATAGCAACCAAGTTACCACTAGCAGGTGGTACGATGACTGGTCCTATTGCTATGTCAACAAACAAGATCACTGGCTTGGGTGACCCTACTGCAGCACAGGATGCAGCTACACAGAACTATGTAACAACTAACTTCCTTGGACTATCTGGTGGCACTATGACAGGTGCTATTGACATGGGTAGTGCTAAGATTACTACTACCTACACACCTACTAATGCTGCCGATTTAACTACTAAGACATACGTAGATGGTATTCTTGGTAGTGCTACAGCCGCTGCTACAAGTGCTACTGCTGCAGCCACTTCAGCTACTAATGCTGCAACAAGTGAAACTAACGCAGCTAACTCTGCTACTGCTGCTGCAAGTTCAGCAACTAGTGCTGCAGCTTCATATGATAGCTTTGATGATAGATACTTAGGTGCTAAGGCTTCTGCTCCTGCACTAGACAATGATGGTGATGCACTTATCACTGGTGCATTATACTTTAATACTACTACAGATATTATGTATGTCTATGGTAGCTCTGGATGGCAAGCTGCAGGTTCATCTGTAAATGGTACATCAGACAGACAAACTTACACAGCTACATCTGGTCAGACTACATTTGCTGCTACATATGATCCAGGTTATGTAGACGTATATCTCAATGGTGTAAAGCTTATCAGTGGCACAGACTTTACTGCTACATCAGGTACATCTATCGTATTGACTACAGGTGCTACTGCGGGTGATAGCATTGACATTGTAGCATATGGTACATTCGTTGTAGCTGATACTTATACTAAGTCACAGGCAGATGCTCGTTACGTTGAAGTAGCTGGCGATACACTTACTGGAAGCCTCAACTTTGGCGATAACGTCAAGGCGCAGTTTGGTGCATCTGCGGATTTGCAGATTTATCATACAGGTTCAACAAGTTATATATTTGAGCAAGGCACTGGCGATTTACGAATTAGAGGTAATCAGGTT